ATAGGGTCTTTAGCATCTGCTCTAACCCTACGAATGTAGTAGTCACTGTGTCTAGTATGAATACCACTGGCACTATCTACTAGCTGACTGACTGTACCACTAGGTTTAATAGCAGTAGTAGCAGTAGCTTGTTTAATACCTAAAAGCTCTGACCACCATTTGTTAGTCTTAACGGATTCTTTCTTTAGGTCATTTAAGAAATCAGGTAAACTTCTCTTACCATAGTATCCACGACTATCATCACTACTTCCATTCATAAAAGAATTATCCATAATGCCAGTAAGTGATACACCCAACAAGGCTTCCTCTTCTGTATTGTGTACCCACTTAGGTCTCAATCTCTTGAGGTTAGTAAGTGATGCTTGGAATGTACCCAGTATAGTAGCTAGTCTGACCTTACGGAGTATATCCTTCTGCGTGTCTTCTGCTCTTACTACTACTTCAGTAAGATTACAGAATTGACCATCTCTCAGTATGATTTCACTACAAGGATTACAACCGAAGTCGTGCTCAGTATCACGTCTACCAATAGACGCTACTTGTTTGATAGCGGCTTCTCTGTTAAAGATACCACGCTCACCAGACTTAGACTCATATAAAGACGTCCATTCTTTCATAAAGATACCAATATCAGGTTTCTCTGTATAGCATACACTATTATTACTTAGAGCCATCTCTGGTGTATCAGACCACCATTGACCACTCTTAGCATTACGCATACGCTCATCAGTAAGGTTAGATAGAGATATTAAGGCACTTCGTCTAACACCGCCCACTACAACTACCTCTGCAATCTTACACATCATACGGTGACACTCATAGCTAGTCAGCTTACGACCACCTGCTTCTTTAAAGATGTTAGTAGCGAAGTTAAACAAGTCAAGTAGAGGCTCTGGTCCACTAGCCCTGCCACCAAAGGTAGCTAGTCTAGCACCCTTAGGTCTAACCTTAGAGAAGTCCCACTTAGGCATCTCACCATCATATAAATAAGTAATCAGCTTACGGAATGCAGACTGCCACCCTTCCTTAGAATCCTGTACTACGATGACATCTTCTATATCAATCATATCTGTAGGGACTTCAGGTAGTTTATTAACTGCTTGTCTCTCAACACTAAAGCCTACACCAGTACCGTGCATCAGAACGAATAGGCATTCATCAAATGCTTTAGGATGGTCTACACTAAGGTAAGCACAGTTATAACCTGCTATATTATTCTTAGTTAAGGCAGGACCTGCGGTCATAAGAGCTCTCATACTAGGCATAACTTCTAAGTTACATACTGCTTCCTCAAGTATCTTCCTAGTCTTAGGTACTAACTCTTGGTTTGTATTTTCTTTAAGATGCCCCTCCATAAAATCAAAATAACGGGCAACGGTTTCTTTCCAAGTCTCTCTCCGCTTCTTCTCAGGTAGCCATCGTGCGTACCTGCTAAGGGCAATAAAGTTTTGGTAATCGTTTGGTAATTTATTCAATTTATTCATCCTCCATTGGGTCTATTTCAATGTTCAGCATCTTGCTTCCATCGTCATCTAAGTAAGTATTATATTTCAGTCTTCCGTTTCTGTGCATCTGAACAGCATCAGTTATCCCTCTATCATAACATTTAGTACCGTGTCTCCACAATAAGAATCCTCCCATTGTAAGCAATACTAATATAAGAAAGATAAAGTTTTCAGTAGGTATCATCATCATTATCGTCAAACTCCTCTCGTTTATCTATCAGTTTATCTTCAAACTCGTGTAGCAACTCTTCAGTTGTTATGTCGAGTATCTCACACATAGTGCAAGGGTCTATAGCTTCTTGGACTATTCGTTCTTTTAACTCATTCAAAGTTAGAGCCATACTGCCCTCCTTCGTGTTCTATGAGTTTATTTAAGAACCAACGAGCTTTCTTTAGGTCTTCTAAACCGTTTTTATATCTCCACCTGCAAATGTATTTAGCAACACTAGCAGTTAGGTAGTCCATATCTTGGTCTAAGATAAAATCTATGACCTCAATATTGCCTTGCTTGTAATGGTTAGGATTTATTTTATCTTCGTCCATTCCTTTAACTCCTTTATTTCTTTTGTTGAGAATATTTTGATGTCGTACTTCTCACACCATTTTCTATAGGTTATCTTGTTACCCTTAGCTACCTTAGAGTCGGGGCGGGGCATCAGAAATATTAACTCCTTGCCTTCGAATCTCATCTGTTCAGCAATTGATTTATACTTCTGTCTATCCCCACTCCTAAAGAACCCTTTAACTTCTATATGATACTTACCCTTAACAAAGTCAGGAGTATAGTTCTTTCGGATAGTATAGGCTATCCTACAAGGCTCATATTTCCATTCCTTTCCTAACGCTAAGGAACATTCTTTCTCTAGCTTACTGCGAAATTTTGTTGCCATCAGCATCTACCTCTAAAACAGAAGGAACAAACTTGACCTCAGTTAAGTATCTAGGTCCTGTCGAATAGATAAAGGTTCTTAAGTCTTTACCCCAACATTCGTGTTTGTAAGCACAGTAACTACATCCAACTGCTAACTTCATATTGCCTGACTTACCGTCAGCAATTGGTTTATAACATCTCTCAGGCGGTGTCTCAGATTTAACTACTCTCTTTATATTTTTAATTCTTTCTTCTATAGAGAAAAAGTTTAACTTCGACCAGTACCATTGAGATTCATCAGCCATATCATACTTGAGGTATGTTAGATGTCCGTTAGTCTTATCCATAACTAACCAACCTACATCTGTCACACCCTCTGAATGAGCATAGCCTTTGATTTGGTCTACATATCCAAAGGGGTCGTCATTAATGAGTGAACCATCTTTGAATTTCTTAAAGCCATAAGGTGACGCTGACTTAACATCTGTCAATACACCATCAATCTTACAGTCCATAGAACCTTTGATACCATCTACTTCTGCTTGCTTCTGTTCGTCTGTCACATCGTGACCTGCAAGTTTAGTAAGGGCTAGTACCATCTCTTCAATCAAGTGACCATAGAGGAACTTGATTCTAGTGTGAGGCATAAGTTCCTCACCTTTATAGCCATTATAAGAATACCACAACTGTCTATCCTTCTTACCTATGTTAGACATACGGAGCTTACGTCTATCAAACGTACTCTCTGTGATATTGTTTCTAAGTATCTGTTTGACATTCTCACCGAAGTCATTTATTACTTGTTCGACAGGCACACCTTTAGGAATATCCTTGGTGTCAATCATACGATATATGTCGCTTACTAGAGTATCTGTACTCATTGTTGTACCTCCTTGTTATCTCTATGCCCATACTCTTCATAATCATCATTATAAACAGTACAACCTGATGGGTCAATATCGCAATTAGGATATGAAAAACAACCTAAATGAGAATCTACCTTTTCTTTTATCTTACTATCTTTTGTAAACCTTGTTATAAAATCGTCTATCCCATTAGACCTATAATGTTTCTTAGGATAGCTGTTTTTTACATAAGGATGCCATCTTCCAGTTGTATAAGAATAAGCATACCACTTATCTCTCTTTATCCATAACATATAAGCACCCTCTCTAACTTCATATTCAATACCTTTAGAATTTAAGTACTTCTCGACGTACTCTAAAGTTTCATTAGTGTCTCTTCTAAAAATAACTTCACCTTTAGAATTAACTCTATCAAAACGATAGCCACTCTTTAGTGAGTCTGTTGCCACGTTTCACCTACCTTATATTCACCGTCCAAAGGACAGTTTAGTTTAAAAGATTTACCTGCTTGTATGATAGCCCCTACCGCTAGACCTCCGAAGAAGTCTGCTTGGTCTTCTCTGACCTCGCATTGGAACTCATCGTGCACATTCAGTACGAACTTATAATCTAAGTCATACTGTCTAGCATAAGAGTCCAATAGTACCAACGCTTTCTTCATTATAACCGCACCTGCACTCTGTAGTAGAGTGTTTAGTGCTGAATGTTGAGAGCGTATGTGTAGCTTACGACCATCTAACCCAGTAACCCAACCTTTACCGCTTGATTCGGAAACCTTCTCTCGCAGTTGTTTTAGAGCAGGAGTATTGTCAAGAAAGTTCTTCTTTAAATGTCTCCCACGTTTAGCACCACCACCTGCTACCTCACCAATCTTAACATCTCCCGCACCGTATAGGAACGCATAGATGAAAGTCTTAGCTTGGTCTCTAGTTTGTAGTCCTGCTGACTTCTGATTAGCAGAATGAATATCACCATTAAGTATCTCATTGGTGTATTTATCATCATTCATATAGTGTGCTAACATTCTAAGTTCTAGACCACTAGCATCACAACCAACCAACTTATAATCCTTAGGGACAGTCCACAAGTCTCTACAGTCAGCACCATAGCCACCCTCAAAACCCCAAAGTATTTTACCATCCTTTCCGTGCCTAGTCGCAGGGACTTGAGCACAGTTAGGCTTAGAGTGTGTCATCCTACCAGTCACCGCACCGCAAGGGTTTACTCTTCCGTGTACTCGACCAGTACGCTCATCAATAGCTTCTACCCAACTCTTAACCATAGCAACACGCTTGGTAATCGTCAAGTAATCTACAATCAACTGTGCCTCAGGTATCTTAACAGTCTTAAGCACCTTCTCGTCTACGATAGGATTACCCTTCTCAGTAAAAGATTTAGGTTTCCAACCGAAGTGCTGGAGGTACTTAGCTATCTGTTGCCTTGAGCCTAAGTTAAACTCAGGGTACTCATAGTATCCCCAGTCACAATCTCTAAAGTGTGCACCCTTATCTAACTGTGCTTGATACCTCTTAGAGATACTACCATCTTTATTCTTACATTTATCTTTAGGATGTGGTAAGTCTATCCATACAGGTAGAGGTTTAAATCTTTCGTGTACCTCATCCTCTATGTCTAGGACCTTCTCCTTCATTTCAGCTAGTAGTTCATACGCACGCTCTTCATTAAGTATCATACCGTTGTCGGTCTGCTTCCTAATAATCTCAGCCGTTGTATGTTCTAGCTTAACTGCATCAGAAAAAGTTAAATGTTTAACAAAATGATTGTAAAGTGATTTAGTTACTCTTACATCCTGTTGGCAATAAGTCAACATATAG